AAAAGCTGATGGTCGATGCACTATGTTCGATTGCGCGTGACCATAACATCCATATCCACATTGTTCACCACAGTCGCAAACTGGCAGACGAATCGCAGGTTCCAGGCAAATACGACAGCAAAGGTTCTGGTTCAATTACGGATCAGGTAGACCAATGCTTCTCAGTATGGCGCAACAAGAAGAAAGAACAACGCATCCAGAATGGTGAAGATGATGATGGGGTAGACGCTTTGCTGGTATGCGATAAGAATCGTCACGGAGACTGGGAAGGTCGCGTTGGGCTATTCTTTAACCCCGAAGGTCAGTTTTACGGGGAAAGCAACAGATGGAGACCGAGGTACACCGAAAGAATCGGCAGCTAATGCCGAAAGTGGCAGAATTTGTGGATCAGGTTAAATCTGTATTTGGGGATTGCAAAGTCAAATATGCAAGTGAAAACGGAATTGAACGAGGCACTAAAGTTTCGGGTGAACTCGCCGGAGGGACTGAAACAGGCTTTCTTGGTTATGAATCGGGCTTTGACTGGTCAGCCTATGCTGCTGACATTGCAGACCGAGAAAGAAAAGCGCAGGAACCTACAAAACCGCAGATATTGGGCAATCGTCCACGATATAAGTGATCAGCTAGGATTCGATGCTGACACTTGGCATGAATACTTCAAGCGTCGATTTATTGGTACGCGCGAATTGCGTATGCCAGACGGCGAAATTATAAATCTAGGGATGTCCAGCACAGACTTATCGGTCTCTGAGTTTGGAGACTATATGCTGTGCGTCGAGGCGTGGGCTGTAGAAAAAGGAGTGATATTCAGTGAAATATCTGTCGGTTTGTAGCGGCATTGAAGCTGCTACTGTTGCTTGGCATCACATGGGTTGGCAACCAGTTGCGTTCTCTGAGATAGAGAAGTTTCCTGCCCAGGTGCTAGCGCACCATTACCCTGATGTTCCGAATTATGGTGATATGACAAAATTTATGGAGTGGCCTAATGAATCAATTGACCTTCTTGTCGGAGGAACTCCCTGCCAATCTTTTAGCGTCGCAGGACTCAGACGCGGAATGGCAGACCCGCGTGGCAACCTGGCCCTCACCTATCTTGGCATTGCTGATAGATACAAACCTCGCTGGATTGTCTGGGAAAACGTCCCCGGTGTCTTGTCAAGCAACGGAGGACGGGACTTTGGTTCCTTCCTCGGGGCGTTGGCTAAACTCGGGTATGGGTTCGCCTATCGAGTGCTGGACGCTAGGTTCTTCGGAGTCGCCCAACGTCGCAGACGAGTGTTCGTTGTCGGATACCTTGGAGACTGGCGTCGTGCCGCAGCGGTTCTATTTGAGTCCCCGAGCGGCAGAAGGGATACTCCGTCGCGCAGAGAAAAGAGGCAAAGCGTTGCCCCCACAGTTGTCAGCGGCCCTCCATTCAGTCGCACAGGAAACGCCAGAGTAGAGGCCGATGCCCTAGTTGCCCGCATGGTGGCGTTTGGTGAGTACGTTGACGATGGCACGGCTAGCGCGATGAAGGCGCGTGATTATAAAGACGCCACAGATCTGGTCGCTCATGCCTTCAAAGTACGCCAAGGCTGTGAAGGTGGTGGCAAAGGTTATCTTGGTAGTGATGAACTAGCATTCACTCTGGCAACGCACCAAGACCAGCACATAGCGCAGCCGGTGGCAATCGCATGGGATGAGGAACTCAACGCCAGCGTAGAGCAAGCCGGAACGCTACTGCGTGGTGGTCAGGGCGGGCGGCATGACGGCGTGATGCAGCCGGTGGCATTCCACATTGACGCACAACCAGATCAGATGAACTTCTCGTCTGATACAACAGCATCTCTAACGTGTAGCCAACACGCTGGTGTGCAGATGGGTATGGCAGTACGTCGCTTAACACCGACTGAGTGTGAGAGATTGCAGGGATTCCCTGACGGCTATACCAACATCAAGGACAACTGTCCCGATGGGCCACGCTACAAAGCACTAGGCAACTCAATGGCTGTACCTGTTATGCGCTGGATTGGAGAGAGAATTGACAAAGGCTGAGAAGCAATACATGGGTAAGGTGGCAGAGATTGGTTGCATACTCTGTAAGCATTTGAACCTTGGTGAGACTCCGGCAGAATTGCATCATCCTCGAACTGGCACTGGTGCTGGACGCAGGGCAAGCAACATGGATGTGATCCCGCTATGCCCAGAGCATCACCGGGGCAACTCTGGCTTGCATGGCATGGGTCGCAAAGCCTTTGAGAAATACTATGGGATTACAGAACTTCAACTTATGGAAAAGGTAAAAGAATGTCTGCGCTAGACACACAGATCGGCGGCACACACTACAAGAACTTTGCAATTGAGCCTATCGAGTTCATCCACAAAAATGGGATCGGATTCTGTGAGGGCAACGCTATCAAGTATCTAGTGCGCTGGCGTGAGAAGGGCGGCAAGCAAGACTTGCTGAAAGCCAAGCACTACATTGACTTGCTGCTGGAGATGGAAAGTGAGTAAATTTTCTAGAGACAAGGGCAAGCGTGGTGAACGTGCTATCGCCAACATCATATTTGAACTGACTGGCTGGAACGCTCACAGACGCGTCAGGAACGATCACGGAGACACAGACTTGATTGGTGTGCCGGGATGGGCAGTCGAGGTCAAGGATCATTCCAAGGCTACGCTCGGAGACATCAAGGATTGGTGGTCTCAGACTTGTCGCCAATCAAAAGGGCTGATCCCGTTGTTGGTCTATAAACGCCAGCGCGGTGAATGGCGGGCTGTATATCCATTGTGTGTACATCTGCACACGCAGGATGCTGATTGGTGGCACGATTATGACTACACCGTTGAATGCAGCCTCGAGGCTTGGGCAACTGTAGCGAGGGAAACTTGTGGTGTTACATGACACGCGTCGTAAAGGTATGGGTTGTCTGGCTTATTGGGTGCGTTCTGAAGCTCACAGACGCAAGGAACTGATGGCTAACTTGCAGACGGTCTACATGGCTCGAAAGACGCATCCTAAGCGCACTATGCACGTTATCTGCGAGGCAATACTTGACTGCTGGATCAAGCAACCCAAGCAGCTACCAGTGGCGGCAGACTATGGTCTAGAGATTACGACTCAGCAATTCCGCGAGGGTATCCAGATTGGTCTGGACATCCTGCAAGCGGAGATGGATGAGTACGTCCGCAGGGCAAGTAAAAAAGGGGCCGAAGCCCCTGTGTGATTGTTAACAGACTTTTTTATAGATGTCGCAGCGGTTCACTTCAGAATCTCCCTAATGTCGTCGGCAAGAATGCTGTTAGCGTAATGTTTGTCCTGAGTCTCCCACCACCACAAGATGCGCGACAGCGTGATACGCATCTGACGGTTCTGCTGCTCAAGGTCACGCACATAGCTAGCCTCTGCGGAAGCCTCTGACTGTTCCATGTAGTCAATCTCATTCATTTCTTGTTTCCTTATAGGGGCTTTCGCCCCTGTTGATTACTTTGCTGCCCGTCGATAATCCGGATGAGACATTCCGACGGAGTAAGCAAGCGACCTAAGTGCGCGAGCCTTAGCTTGGTTGAGATCGCCAAACTTATTGACGATGCTCATTGCTTCAGCAAGACAAAGACGGGCTGAAGATTCCATTTCTCCGCCGAGATGCTTACGGGCCAGAACGATGACTTGGTGGGCTTGCATAACAACCTCCTTAGAGAGAAACACTCGAAGTGAGTGCGTGGAGTAATAGTCCCATACTTTTTTGCTGTGTGCTATCAGACTTTCTTATACTTGACACGCATGGAGCATAAGCATTACCTTATAGTTGTCTGATCTGGCAATCAGGCATCGTTCGGAACCCCGGTGTAGTGATAGGGGCTTGTGTGGTCAAAGACACTTCCGAACGGTGTCAGAGATTGCCCAAGCCAAGGGCCAAGCCTCTATCAGTATGTCGGGGTTTTTCTTTGGCTGTAGTAAGCACCGTAGTGGGCGGGTAACGATTGCGCTACGGGAAGAGGCTCCTACAAGCAAGGGATAGTTCTGAAACAGGAGCAAGGGCGTCGAAGTTAGCACCCTTGA